GGATTTGCTCCGCGCTAAAATTGAACTTGGAAAGGTCAAGCTCAATTGTTCCGTTTGTGTTTGGCATATTCTTTCAGTTTTTAGTTGGTTACTTCTTTTTTGTCCAGCCCATCTTGTCGCGGCACTCCTGCAACTGCTCCTCGCTGGTCTTCTCTGTTTTCGCCTTACCCTCACCGGCAGGTTTGCCGTTCATACGGCTACCCGGCTGATAGTGGCTGCCGAGCTGGCTCTTAAGGTTCTTGATTTCCTCATCGCGTGCGGCGATGGTGTTCTGTGCCTCGGTGAGATGTGTCTGCAGGTTGTCACGCTCGGCGGTCAGGTTATTCACCTGCTCGATCTGTGCGTCACGTTCTGCAACTGCGTTATCACGCTCGGCGGTCAGTGTGTCCACCTGTGCCAGCGCGTTATCCCTCTCGCCCTGAATCTCCGTGATACGGGTGTTCAGGTTGGCGATCTCCTCTGCGGATGCATTTCCCTGCATCTGCTTTTCGGCATTTTCAAATGCCTCGTTCATTGCTTTCTTAGCTCTGTCAAAAAGTCCCATAGTTGTATTGAATGGATTTATGTTGTTAGTTCTCATCAGTGGTTCGGCTGCACCGTTGGAGAGGTCAAACAACCTCCTGATGCAGTCATCCATAGTGCTTACTCCGTCACAGAACACTCCCATAACCTCACGGGCCGGGAATATCTTGCCGTGTATCATATCATCGGTTGCATCCGGGAAGGCGGCCATGATGTCACGGCGAAACTCCACGCCGTAGCGTGCGAGGCCCTCAACCAAAAGTTTGTCGTTGTCATCATTTGCGATATCGCGTATCTCGCGGTTCTTATCGTAGCTCTCCGGGTCGTATATCTCGTGGTAGTCCTCGGCGTCAAACTCGTTATGTGCGCCGTTCTTTAGTGTGAAGAACGATGCCAGCACGCCGATGCAACCCAGGTCGTCCTCCTCATTCATCACGTACACCTCATCGCACATCGATGCCAGCCACATACCCATTGAACAGCACTCGCCGTCAACGAAAGCGAACACCCTCTGCCCGCGTTCATGTGCGTAGTCAATGGCCTGGCGGAAGTCGTTTTTCGACCATACCGAGCCGCCCGGAGTGTCAATGTAGAACAGGTGACCGCAGCAATACGGGTTGTCGGCACACCTCATCAGCATATCGCGCAGTTCCTTCGAGCCGTAGCTGCAACCACCACCGTTACGTGTGATCGGGCCTTCAACGGTGAGAATGTCTACAAACGGCTGCTGCATATTCTCGGCATACCAGTTGCCGTATTCCTCACCATCGGCCGTGCGCTGATAAACCTGGTACTTCTCATCCTCCGCGTTGAATGTGACGGCATAGGGTTGTTTCTTCTCGAACGTGCCGAGTGACGTATGGTTGCGCAGATTGCCTCTTATCAGCTCTACCGCACCATTAAGGTATCTGGGCGTTATAGCCCATTCTTTGTTTGAAAGGATTTCAAATAAACCGCTCATATATTTGTGTAGTTTTTTGCCCTCTACGCGGTTTTCTCCGTTCGCCCTGTACATTCTCCCGTCGAGAGTGAGAAAATGCAACAGGCAGAAAGGAAACCGCCTCTCTGCCTGCAAAGTAAAGTTACCACGTTGCTATTTCGGTGGTAAATGTAAATCCCATTTCAATAACAGCGTCATACTTTAGCGTTCAGCCGCCGTATTATCTTGCGCACGTTTTCGTCAGACATACAGAACTTCTGCCCCGTCAGGTCGTAGGCATCCATCTTGCCCGTATGCTCGCACTGCTCCAGGAAGTAACGGTATATGCGCAAGGAACGCCGCCACTCCGGCGTGATGATACCGACCTTCACCAGACGGTTGAACTGCTCGGTATCAATGGTCTGCAGTAGCTCGTATATCGTCATTGTCTTGTCAGCTCATCCAGATGTACCACATTATCCTGTGCGTCACGCAGCTCGGTCAGTGACAACCATACCTGCAAGTTCTTGATTTCCTCACCTACACGCTGGGCGACAACCTCCCCCAGTCGTTCGTAGTCAATCTCTACATTACCGGCAACCTGCCCGGATGCTCCGGCACGGGCCTGTGCCTCACTGTAACGCAGGGCGTAGCCGGTATCAGGAATAGCACCGTAACGGGTAACGTTGCTGATGATATTGTCCATACTGCTGTTACGCACCTCATCCATAGCCAGGTGGCGGATATCGGTTTCGCGTATCACGTCACCGAGGCGGAAACGGATATCATTGTTACTGCCCGGCAATATCTCGCTGCCGCGTATGATTGAATCGAGCAGGGTGTTTGAACGGTTGATCTGTGTTACCTTCTCGTTTTGCTCCACTATCCGTTTGTTACGATCCAGCAACATGCGTTCCTCACTCTCGGTTGCCGATGTCATGGACGGTTCAAGCGGTGACTTCTTACCTCCTTTCTTTTTGCCGATGTAGGATATCAGGTTCAGAAGTTCCGGGTATGCTTTGGCTGGCTCGGCGGCTACGATACGTTCCTCGCCCTCGGTTTCAACCAGCACACCACCCTGCTCATGTTTCGCGCCCTTTATCTTACCGCCCTTGCGTGCCTTCGGTAGTGGCTCTGACAGTACCGCACCCAATTGCAACGCACCCATAGCGGCGGCTACGGCAGTCAGGGCAACAGTGCTGACACCGAAGTCCATCTTCGGCACTTCGGCCCAAATCTTCATTATAGCGGTAGCGGTATTCAGCGCAATCTCAAAGACAGACAGTGCCTTCTGACGCTCGGCCTGTTTACGTGTTTCCTCTGCTTTCTTTGCTGCAAGGTCGGCATCGAGCTTGGCGACCTTATCGTCATACTGCTTTTGGCTCATGAGGCCGGACTTCAAACGCTTATCCAGTGCGGCCTTTTCCTGCTCGTTCTGCTGCTCGGCCTCCTGAACACGGGTATTGGAATAGTTCGTAGCGATAGTGTTCATACTGCCGAACATCTCACCTACCTGCGTCAGATATTCGTTCATGCGGTCTATCTTGGCCTGCATATGTTCGCTCTCCAGGGCGGCAAGCTGCTGCTCCAGCTCTGCACGTTTGGCAGCACTGGCCTTGTAGAGTTCCATTTCCTGCTCCAGATAACGCTTACGTATCTGATACTGCTGCTCGGCATTCTGCCAGGCCAGCTTAAGGTCAGTATTCAGTTTCTCGGCACGTTTCTGCGCCTCCTCTTGTAACCGTTTCTCCTCCTCTTTCTTTGAACGCTCACGAATAGCCTTTATCTCGCGGGCCTCCTTCTGTTCCAGGCCGACACGGTAGTAGCTGGCCTCCTCGTAGGTTAGCAGGCCGTTCTTTACCATAGCGTCAAGACCGGCGTAGAGTTCCTGGTACTGTTCCTTGACAGCTTTTATCTCAACACCGAGGTCAACGCCCGACAAGGCTTTTGTTACCTTCTCGGTAATAGACGTCATGTGTTCTATCGCGTTCTGCTCCTGATCCTTGTAGAATGTCTCGCTCTCTATTTCCAGAGCTTTAAGGCCGTTGCGGTATTCCTCACCCGTTATCTGGTCGTACTGGAGCTGTATGCGCAGTTTCTCGCGTTCGTAGGATTGTTTTTGTTCAAAACTGCGTTTCTGCCATTCCTGCTCATGCTGCCAGCGTTGTTCCTCATTCTCCTGCTCCGTCAGTGAGGCGTCATTATAGTAGCGTTTCTGCTGGGCGAGCATAGCGGAGTAAACCTTCTGGTTGCTTTCCAGCTCCTTCAATGCCGCTTGTGAGGCTTTCTTCTTTTGCTGATCTGTCAGCTCGGTAGTATCATCGTCGTCATCGTCATCATCTTCATCCTTCTTTTTCAGAGCATTCATTTCAGCCTCGTATTGTTCATACGTAGCTTTCAATGCTTGGTACTTGGCTCTGTATATTTCAATCTCATGCGTATTATCGGCGATAACTTTTTCAAGCCGTTTCTTATCGCGCTTGCTCACACCCTCATCAATCTGACCTTGCGCCTCGTCAATCTCTGCCTGTAATGCGTTGGCGGCATCCTGGAAATACTGCATCTGGTTATCGTAGTATTCCTTAACATCGGTACGTGCATCACTGCCCTGTTCCTGCGCATCCTTCGTGATAAGGGTAAATATCTCTACATTTTCACGTGAGTACTTTTCGACGTTCTTTTGAAACTCGGTTTTGCCGTTCTGCTCGATAGCATCTGTGAGTTCGTTTATATCGTCAGCCAGCTTGCGGAAAAAGCGCGACAGAGGGCCTTCGCTTTTCATGACTGCCAGCTCGAATCCCTCCCATGCCGACTGCAAGAGCTTTATTGAACCCTCAACGGTCTGCAGGCGTTCTTCGCGTATGCCGATTGCATAACCGTCCACATCAGCCAGCTTGTCGTTGAGTTCCTGTACGGCATCGGCATTTTTGAGCAAAGAGGCAAACGCGGCAACACTTCGTTTATCTGTCAGTTCCAGGGCCTCGGCTACATCAATACCCCGACCTTGCAATTCCTTCAAACCGGCTACGAGTGTCGGTATATCCTTCACGGGCTGGCTCAATGACTTGGCGAGGTCACTATTGCTGTCGGCAAGTTTCAACAATATGTTACGTGTTGAGTTTGCTGCCATGCTCGCATCCATGCCTACATTCGCAAGTGAGCCGAGTATAGATACAACACCTTCCAGATCAAAACCAACCGCGCTTGCAACCGGCGCAACCTGTGATAATGCGGTACGGTATTTATCAAACGATAGGGCACTTTCATTCGCACCCTTTACAAGTACATCAACCACGTGTTCTGTATCTTCGGCATCCAGACCGAACTGACGCAATGTTGCACCTGCGAGTTCTGCAGCCTCACCCAGCCCGGCATCCAGATCCGTAGCCAGGGCGAGTACCGATTCCGACATACTATTGATATCCTCTGCCGAGAAACCCAGTTTGGCAAGTGCCGTTTGGAGGTCTGTCACCTGTGACGCGGTGTACTCGGTTGTCTTACCGAGTTCCTTCGCCCTGTCGGACATCACGGCCATTTCCTTATTGTTCAGCCCGAGTATGGTTTGCAGGTTCTTTTGTGCCTGCTCAAACTCGATGTTGGTTTTGATTATGCCCTTTATAGCGTTGTACAAACCACGTATCGCAGCGATAGCCGCACCGACCCAACCGGCAAGCGCAACCCAGTTCTTTTTAGCCTTCGCAAAAAATCCCTGCTGGTTATTATCAACTTTTGCCTGCTCTTTATTTAAGTCGTCCAGTTGCTTGGTGCAATCCTTGACGGCCTGCGCCTCCTTTTCCCATTCTTTTGTACCCTCCGGCAACTGCCCGAGTTTCAACAGGTGTTGGCGCAGCATCTCGTTCAACTCCTGAACGCCGGACTTGTAGTTACCCACGTTACGGGTATAAACGCCGTATGCCTGCTCCAGCGTTGATACTTTGGTGTTCAGTGTGTTTACTATTTCCTGCTGGCGTTTATATTCCTCCGTCAGTTCACCTCCGGCAATCTTGATCTGGCGCAGTTTATCCTTCTCAACGGAAAGCTGCGCTGCCATACCTTTGAGGGTGTCCTTGTAGGTCTCCTGCGATATGATGGTGTTCTGTATCTGGCGGCTCTGCTCCTGGGCCTCTTTCTTATTTGCTTTCAGGGCCTCGGTGGTGATAGTCAGTTCACGTTGCAGATTTGGCAGCGCGGCTTTCGCCTGTTCGTAAGCCCGCGTCTGTTCCTCGGTATTCTGCCTGCCGGCCTTGACGTTATCGTTATACGTCTGTATAGCCTGCTCGCTGACCTTTATCTGGTCTTTGAGAGCCTTCTGTGATAACTGCAACGCATAGACCTGCTGATTCAATCCGTTAAGGTTCTCAACCAGCTTGCTTATTGACTTGTCACTGTTGCCCATGTCGGTCTTGACCTTCAACAGTATCTCCTTCTTATTGTCCATATCGTTTGTGTGTTATAGTTTTACAAGTTCTGCATCAGCAACGCCGCCGCTCTTGGTCGTCAGTTTGCGTATAAGGTAGTAATGCCCCGTCTGCTTAAGGTACACGGGTATCGTCATATCCAGCGAGAATAGGTCGTAGGTCGTCAGCACGAACTCGGCTTTCAGGACTACCGGCTTGCGGATGATCTTCGCATACTGCTGATAGTTGCGCGTCAGCAACGCATCCCATTTGAGGCGCGAATCATACTGCGCAGTAAACATGATAAGCATAGTTCCATAACTTGCATTTCCTAACAATAGACGCGGGGCAACGTCGTCTCCTGCGAAATCCAGCTCTCCGTCATTGTCAGTCCATACGGGAATCTTATTACTGGGGCAGAGCGCGAAGTCACTCTTGCAGTATTCCGTTTCCTCGTCTATCGTCACATCCTCCGCTGGTAGCATACCCTGGTACTGCGTATTGTCGTAATCCTCATCCTCTGCGTAACGGAAGTAGTTTTTCTGTGCCGTTCCGTCAAGTTTCGTTTGCCGTTCCACAGGGCGCAGCGAGGTCATTTTATCCGTCCAGTCAACAGCCTTGCTCTTGTTGCTTTCAAGCTCGTTGAAACTGATTAATTGAAAAGTCCTTCCATCTTGCGAATACGCGAACTTACCGGCCAGCCAAAGTAGGTTTTTGATATACTGACCGCACGACATATCGGGCAGGTTCATACAGACGGGGTACGAAGGTGTCCCAGTGCCGTAGATAACCTCCTCACCCTCTCCCGGATCAAACTCAACCGATATCTCTGTAGCGGATGCCGTTACAGGTAGGAATTGTGCCGGTTGGTAAGCGTAGTTGTTATCATAGTAAAGCACGCACAAAGCGATATACGAGAATCCCTCTACGTCTACGTCATAATACGAGGTGTTACCCTGCAAGAGATAACGCATATAGAACGGACCACCGCCCGACTGCTCGTCAATGCTTGCCGATATAAGGTTTGCCCCGTCTGTCGTATTATCTATATCCAAACCCGTCAATTTTAGCACCGACAATCCTACAAAGTGGTTGGGGTCGCCATCGGGGTACGGGAAATTCTGCCCCGAATAGACGTATTTCATTGTGGCGTTGAAACGTATGCGCACCTTTTTCGCGCCATTGGTAAAGATTGTCTTTGTATCTGCATCGTAGTAGTGATGCCAGTCTATCATCTGGCTGGTGTTCGGGCCGATAAGTAGGTAACGGAACTGCCCGTATGATTTCAGCTCGCCGATAACATCAGTACCGAACTTGAATCGCTGCTGGTACTTCGTCACGTCATCTCCGTTGCGTCCCGTCAGGGCGTGTACGTATTTTGCTCCCGAAAAAATGCTATGGTATAAATACGAAAGGTCTGTCAGTCCAGTAACACCGCATTTGTTTTGTATAGCCTGCAAAATAGCATCACTGCATATTCCAACACCTTTCCTGCCTCCGCCATAACTGACGAGCGGCATATTATGGTCAAGGTCACTTGACGAGGGAGGATATTGGCAGTGTCCCAGCGCAGTCAAATCCCGTAACGGGGTATTGAACAGCTTTTCCATAGCCTTGACATTTCCCCAGGTAAAGCAGAAGGATATAGTGTTTGCCTTAATAGACAGCAGAGTTGCCAAACCCGAAAGCAACTGCACCCCGTCACGCTTATATATGACGGAGTGTTTCGTGTACGGGAAGTCGCTATCAACCTGCGTGCCAACATATCCGATAGCTTTGAGGTTGTTCTGCGTCAGAGGCAGCGTGACGTTCGTAGTGCGGTTTGATACCACGCTCTGAAAGTCCGTCATCACCGGCGACTGATAAATCAGTTGGACGTTGGTTTTACCAGCGTCCAAATCCATGAGTATTCCGTCAATGTATATTTCCTCGGTCATATATCAGAATAGAGTTGTTGTTTCGGTTGGAATACCGAGCTTGATACTGAAATCACGTGTTTGCGCTGCGGTGTTTTCCTCGTTGTTGTAGTCATTAACCGCGAGCCGCATTGATAGACCGTAACCCTCGGGATGTACGATATACCAGCTCGTAGCCATCGTTTGCAGGATCGCGAACACCTCCTGCGTCACACCCTCAACACCGAGCTGGATTTCTTTCGTATGCTCCAGGCCGAAGGGTTCGGATTGCACCCTGTCGGTACGCTCGTAATCGTTATAGTTCTGTTTGAAGGAGTTGTCCTTTGCCTTTTCGGTTATCTTCTGCCTCAACGCAAATACGTATTCCTCGTAACCGCCCTTGTCGTTTATCCACTGCAGGGCATAAGGGCTGTGATACGAGCAGGATTTCTGGCTGATCTGCTCGTCCGTGTCCTGCATGAGATTCTCGTTGATCCATTCCACGTCGATTGATCCGACACGGACATGATAGACGTGTCCGCGCTGCATACTGAAATAGAACGCAGGCGGGTTGCTGTATGTCATATCTTCGCCCATAACGCAGGTGAGCGTATGTTCGAGATTGGGCGAAGTTATGAACTCGCGTGTCTTTGTCAGCACGTCACAGGCCAACACGCGCACTCCCTCATTGGTCGTGCCGTAGTCATTGATGCCGCGAACACAAAGGAACTCGGTGTAACCGCTATCCACAAGACCCTTGACACGGAAACGCAGCGCGACATCCACAGCCTCGGAAATCGGACTGATAGTGTACTGCGGGCGCGGCTGATACCAGGCGTTGATGACACCTGACACGTTAAACGTGGCGACACCTCTCATCTCATCCGCTTTCAGCGTGACGGCCGGGGTTGTCTCGCCCTCCTTGTACAACGGCAGTTCCACCTCTCCCGTGCTATCCGGGCTTACGTATGCCTTATATGTCGTTTCGTTCAGCGTGAATGTGAATGTCTCGGGCGCATCTGTCGGAATTGTCGCCCAGTTACCAACGGCAAAGAATATGCAGCTTGACTTGAATATGATAGGCGATCCGCTATTATGGTAATAGACGTCATCGTCATCGTCGAGCGGTTGCGGTATGCTCCAGCATTTCACACCTCCTGCCGTATTGATAGCAACCATGTTATTGCTTGAAACCGCTATCGCCTGCAGCTCGCTCGCAATATCGAAATCGTAAGCCATCTCGCCATAACGGTAGATGCGATTAAAGATGTTCGTTTGTGCCATTATCCAAAGAATTTGTTGTTAATATCGTGTGTAAGCAGTTGTTCAAAATACGCTCCCAGCCGTTCGGCAAGTTCGTTCTTCGTTGCCTCTACAGCCGGAGTGATGATGTCGCGCCGTCCGCCTTTGCGGTACAGAGCCGAGCCGTTGCGCTTGATATACCAGGAAAGCCAGCGTGCGAAGTTCTCGGCCTGCTTGTCGGTCATCCCGGCTGTCAGTCCGCGAATCCTGCACCACTCCTTCATATCCGCAACCATCGCCTGACGTGATGCTGTCGTACCCTTACGGCGTGCAGGGCGTGAGCCGGTCTCCAACGCACCGAAGAACGGCCTGCCCCATATCTCACCGATGATGCTCTCTCCCTCACGGCGCAGACACACCTCCAGCGAGGCCAGCGTCCGGCCCGATGCCACCTGCCCGGCCTGCGTGCTGCGCCTCTTGATATCCGCTACGCAGTCGTCAAGGGCCTTGCGCATCATATCCTCTATCGTTGCCATAGTCAGCTTTTCGGTTTGCTCATTATACTTGTCAGGCGGCGTTCATACTCATACTCCTTAAGGTCGGCGTGCAGTATGCCGTACACCTTCGCCCATTCCCAGGATAGTATCACGTCAGGGTCTTTGCCGAACTTCTCGGCCAGAGCCTTGACCGTTCCCATGTGTCCGACCTGCGCAAACATATTCTTGATACCTGCCCGTTCCTGGTCTGGGGTCGGGTCATATTTCAGCGTCTCGGCCTCCAGATCAACCCAGTAGCGTATGCCGTCAATCATCCTGTCAAAGCGGCGTTTACGCATACGGCGTGGCATGAGGCGCGGCGACCACCCGTACAGCTCCTTCCAGCAGTCCTTCAGGCGTTGGTACTCGCTCGCATCCTCATTACGCAGTATCTCACCGACACCGATACGCTGGCCGTAGGTAAATGTCCCTTCCTCGTATTTGAACTCACGCAGTCGCATCGCCCTCGGGTGTTGGTGTCGTTTCCGGCAGGTCAATCAGACAGGCCGGTATCTTCGTCTTGAAACGCAGGAGTATGCCCGTTGCGTTGGCATCAAACATCGGCGGCTCGGGATCGCACTGGTATTCCTCCACCTCCTCAAACATACCGTCCGCGTTAAAGGCATCCATAAAGGGTATGACGCCATCGGCAAGCATCTGCTCCCTGATACGCTCCCTGTCCTCGGCGACACCCTGCATCGGTACGAGGTTGAGGAAATGTATCTCCAGCGTCACCTCACGTTTCCAGCCCATAAATTTCTTCATCGTGCTGTCGTAGTATTCCTCCATGAAGATACAGGGGAACTGGCAGTCGTCCGAGGTGACGTTCTGCATCTGCTTGATGTCGTAGTGCCAGCCGTAGGCAGGGCAGGCGGCAGCAGCTATCGCTTTGAGTTTGTCGAGTAGTGTCATGACGCCTTTTTGAGTGATTTCTGTTTCGGCTGGTGTCGCCTCTCATACCTGGCATACGACATAGGCCGATGATTGCTTTTCATACGCGGGTCGTACATTGCATTCGGGCCGTAAGGCCATACGCTGGTTGAGGGAATCTCGCCGTTCTTGCGTTTCAAGTCCCACGTGCGTTTATTCATCAGCGAGTGCTGTTCGAGCTTTACGCCCTTCTTTGTTTTCTTTTCCGTATAGTAGTACGGCAGATAGTTTGGTGATAAGTTTGACATATGATTTTTCGTTTTGTTTGGTTCGTTACTTTATTTGCCTCTCTCGCGCGTTCATTTAGCCGCAGGTGCTATGAATAGCAACAGGCAGTACAACACAGCCAACAGCAACAAAAGACGCAGCAGAACCAAAAAATAGGGTTCTCTGCGTTTGCGGCAGTCGCCGCGTGCCAACTCCATGATATCAGGCCGTGTGCCCGGACACGTCGCGTTAAGCAGGTCGTAGGGGTCAGCCTGGTATGCAGCCTTGAAGATTGAACGCCCCAGGTCGGGCGAGCGGAATGCCTCCCACCACCCGTACTGTTCACGGACGTGTGCGATTATCTCCTTTGCTGCGCTCTTTGCTCTCTCTGTCATAATGTTTCAATTTTTACTCTGTATCGTAATCAGGTTTCAAATATAGGGTACAACAAACGTTGCCGGTTGTGCCTTTTCATTCCCATTCAAGTGCGGCTCATCGTGCTGTGGCTCTCCCGGTAAACCTTTATGTTCGGGAAACAGCCGTAACGGGCCGCGTCCATAGTATGATCCATAACGCCGATAGGTTCGTTCAGCAGCGTTCCGTCCTTATCCTTCTGCCACACGTAACCGCGCACCTCACGTATCATGTTCAGCGAGCGTTTCGTGATGTATATGGTGTAACCCTTCATCGCCTGCAGTTGCTCGGATTTCTTAGCCTTGATGCTCGCCTGCATATTATAGCCGTAACGTTTGAGTTCCTCGTTCGTCTTCGGCTCGGCGGCATCGGCATAGACGGGTATGTTACGGCCGATACTCTCCTGTCTCATCGCGGCAGCCATGTCGGAGTTCAGCATACCGATGCGGTAGAACACCTCGTCAAACCAAAGCTCCCGCTTGCGGTTATCCGTAAGGCTGTGTATGAGGGTGCTTGTGTCGTTCGTGAATCCGTAGTCCAGGCCGTAGCTCTCACGCACGCTGTCGGCCCGTTCCTTCGGGAAGGAATCAACCAACACGACGTTCGGGAATATGAGGCCCTCCAGCACACCCAGCTCTCCCTTGCCGTACACTCTCCACCAGTTGTCATCCGTGCGGTTGCTTTCAATCTCGGCGATCTGCTCCGGCGTGAGGAAATCGTTATCCTTATATGTCGAGTGTATCTGTGCGCATCCGTCACGTATCAGCAACTTGTCATCAATCCAGGAACGGTATGCCGGGTTGTAGTCCATGAAGATGAGACCGCGAGTACGTACCGACAATTGACGGTATATCTCATAGTCTATGTTGATAGCCTCGTTCAGAAACAGACGCTTACGGCCAGGGCCTTGCACCTTACTCGGCGTATCGGCAGAGAAGAACTCCAACTTACCGCCGCCGGGGTAGGTGTATATATGGTCGCTCTCGTTCCAGCGCGGGTCGTCACGCAGCACCGTGCCCCGGATTGATTCAAAGTCACGTATCGCGCCTTTCTTCAGGTGCGTCAGCGTCTCGGACACTACGCTGGTGATATCACCGGCTTTGTCACCCTCTACCAGAATGTCAAGGATCTGCAGTATGGCGTATGTCTTTCCCGAGCGTGTTCCACCGACACTGACGAGGTAATGCGGGCGTGGTTGCGTCATCAGCGCGTCATAGGTCTTATGGAACACCTGACTATATGCCATATCTCATTTTTTCTACCAATAGATACAAAAACGGCGCGATTCCGGGTGTTTTCCCTTCGGCGTCATTCTACCAATCGTTACAAACCAGACTCCCGCAGGTTCTCTACCATCTTCTTTTCATCCTCGCTCCGCACCACGATAGGACGTATGAACTCAACGTCGGTCTTGACCTCTTGTTTCTGTTTCCAGTCATTACCGGCCATGTTCGTAAGCACGAACTTCGCCGCGTCTATGTTCGGTTGCACGTTGACAATCGTTCGCGTGCTTTTGACGAGCTTGACGTCACCCATGTACTCGCGCACCTTCTTTCCCGTCTTGGGGTCGTACTCAACAACCTTAGAGGCTTTCTTCTCGTCATGGAACTCCTCAAACGTGTACCCTTTGGCCGCTTTTATCAACGAGTTTTCAACATCGCGGACAGTCTGTTCCTGGAAGATGTCGCGAGCGCGTGATAGGGCATCCGCAAATTCCGCATTCTCCAGCCATCGGCGGTATGTTGCATCGTCAATCCCCATAGCCTTGCAGAAGTCCTTGACGCTTGCACCGCACCGTTGAGGGTGAAGTCCGTTCTGCTCGACCCACTCCACACATTCCCGTACTTTATCATCGCTGTACTTCATACGCCTTATTCGTTAAGTTTACGCAGAATGAGTATCTTTTCGTTTTCCTCCGTCTCATCGTCATTGCCATGTAGGGCGGAGTGTGTGCCGCCACCCAACGGGCGAACGTCCTCTACGATGAAACCGACCTCCTGTGCGATTCGTTTTCCGTCATCCAGCAACGGGTATGACTGCGAGCCGACCTGGAGGCAGAACACGCCGCCGTCCTTAAGTGCGGCAAAAGTCTTGCTGATGAGCGGCTCGTAGAATCCGCGCACCCACTTGTCATATTTCGGATAGCGTTCATGCGACTGCCCTTCACCGTGGTACTGCTCCACGTCGAAGTAGGGAGGTGATGTCAGGGCCATATCGAAGGTGCGACCTTCAAGGTTCACATCCTCGAACGGCTGCTGTATGAGTTCAACGCGCGTATCGGGCGAGTAGGCGGCGAAAGCCTCTGCCTCACGCTCGACACCCCGGTGTGCTTCCGGGGACGGGTCTATGCCAACGTATTCAGCGACGTCGGCCATCATTGCGCCGCATAGACGGCCACCCCAACCGTGACAGGGGTCAAGGATACGCGCTCCGCGACCGTCGGAAAATTCCTCGATAAGCTCACGCGCCTTGTTGGCCGGGAAGTCCATCGGCATCCTTGCGCCTCCGAAGGGGTATGAGCCTTTAAGAAGAAGAAGAAGATGGTCTCCCGATAGTGTTCGCAGACCGGCGATGCCGGCATCCGTCTCGCCCTCGGCTATCGCCCGCATCTGTTCCCCAGGCGAGCAGGTATTGGCCGATGTCCAAAACCGCTCGGGGCAGAAATACAGCGACATCCATTGCGGATAATGTTCGCCGTAGTATTTCGCACGTATGAATTTTGCCTGTGCAAGACCACGAGTGAGGAAGGTGGCAAGGAAACCATGCTCCATGCCAACGCGAATCTGATCCATAGTCTCACGGACATTCTCGCGCATCGCGTCGTTAAGCAGCTTTTCCACTTCGTCTGATTTCTCTGGTTTTTGAGAATTCCCCCCCCCCGTTCTCGTCATCGTCATCTCCTTCGTTGGGATTCCAGGCCGGAACGCCCCAATCGGTCAGAGGCATATCCGACCACTCGTCGTTTGCCAGCGCGTCATAGTCCCACGAGCCGAACTGTCCGTTGT